GACCCCGCCAGCGTCTGGGGGCGAAATTGACTAAACTCAACGCCTCTGAAACCAAGACAGCCTTCGCTACACGGGTCGGCCTGACCAAGGGCCGCATCTCACAACTGGTAGCCGATGGTCTGCCCGTGCGACCCGATGGTCAGATCGACGTGGAGGTGGGGCTGGCATGGATCGAGGACAATCTCGATCCGTCGCGCCGCAACAAGGGTGGTGCCTTCGCCGCCCCTACATCGCCCGCCCGCGTCTCGACCACACTGGCCGAGGCCAAACGCCTGCATGAGATCGTCAAGGTGCAGCGCGCCAAGCTGGCATTTGAACGCGAACAGGGTCAATTGATCGAAACCGTCGCAGCAACCCGCACGGTATTTGCCCGCGCCCGTGCCGAACGCGACGCGCACATGGCTTGGGTCCAGCGCACGGCACCCCTGCTGGCCGCCGAGGTCGGGGCCGATCCGCGTGCGACATTTGCCGCGTTGGACCGGATGATGCGCGAGCATCTGGAATACCTCGCCGACATGCCGCTGGGGAGTTTTGGCGATGGTGCCTGAAATTGACCTCGCCTGGCGGCGCGGCATCCGCCCAGAACCGCCGATCCCGGTGTCGGACTGGGCCGACCGGCATCGCATCTTGCCGACCACCTCGGCGGAACCGGGCCGCTGGCGCACAGATCGGACGCCCTATCTGCGCGCTGTGATGGACGCGCTGTCCACCTCCAGCCCTTATGAACGCGTCGTGCTGATGAAAGGCGCGCAAACAGGTGGCTCCGAGGCCGGGCTGAACTGGCTCGGTTACATCATCCAGAACGCCCCCGGCATCGCCATGCTCGTCATGCCGTCCCTCGACATGGTGCGGCGCAACACCACCGTGCGGATTGATCCGCTGATCGAGGCCACCCCTGCCCTTCGTGACCTGGTCTCCGCACCCCGGTCGCGCGATGCCGGAAACAGCCTGTTCCGCAAATCCTTCCCCGGCGGCCAACTGGTGATGACCGGTGCCAATTCCGCCGTCGGCCTGCGATCCACCCCGGTGCGCTACCTTTTCCTTGACGAGGTGGACGGCTATCCCGGCGATGCCGATGGCGAGGGCGATCCCGTCGATCTGGCCATCCAGCGCACCACCACCTTCCGGGGGCGGCGCAAGATTTACATGGTGTCCACGCCCACCCTGAAGGGTCATTCCCGCATCGAGGCGGCCTATCTCGACAGCGACCAGCGGTGTTTCCACGTGCCGTGTCTACACTGCGGCGAGATGGCCCCGATCACATGGGCACGCATCCGCTGGCCCGAAGGGCAGCGCGACGCCGCCTATCTGGTCTGCGATGCCTGTGGCGGCGTGCATCATGAACACGAAAAGCCGCGCCTGATGTCAGCAGGGGAATGGCGTCCGACCGCGCTGGGCGATGGCCGCACCGCAGGGTTCCACCTGTCATCGCTCTATTCCCCCTGGGAAACATGGGCCGAGATCGTGCAGGAACATGCGCGCGTCGCCAAGGATCCTGCGCGCCTGCAGGTCTGGGTAAACACCAAACTGGGCGAGTCCTGGGAGGACCAGGCGGGCGACACCGTTCCCGCCGATCCCCTCATGGCCCGGCGCGAGGATTGGGGCAGCGATCTCGCCCCCGGCGTCGCCGTGCTGACGGCGGGCGTCGACGTGCAGGGCGACCGACTGGAGGTGCAGATCGTCGGCTGGGGCCGGGACGAGGAAGCGTGGGTGATCGACTACCGCGTGCTCTGGGGAGACCCCTCTGGCCCGCGTCTCTGGTCCGACCTCGATGGCGTGCTGAACGGCACCTATGGCGACCTGCCAGTGCGCGCCGTCGCCGTGGACACCGGCGGCCACCACACCAAGATGGCCTATGAATTCTGCCGTACCCGCCTTGCCCGCCGCATCTGGGCCATCAAGGGCCGCGGCGGTCCAGGCATTCCCGTCTGGCCCCGCCGCCCCACCCGCACCAACAAGGGCAAGATCCCGCTGTTCATCATCGGCGTGGATGCCGTGAAGGACGCGGTCTACGCCCGCCTGAAACTGACAGAACCCGGCCCCGGCGCCATCCACTTCCCCCGCCGCCTCGACGCCGAATATTTCCGCCAGCTGACGGCGGAACGTGTCGTCACCCGCTTTGAGAAGGGCCGCCCGATCCGCTCCTGGCAGCCCAAGCGCGACGGCGAACGCAACGAAGCGCTGGACACCTTCGTTTACGCCCTCGCCGCCCTGCATGGCCTGATCAGCATGGGGATGCTGCTGAACGAGGAGGCGGAGCGGGTGAGAGTGCGCCAAACCGCACCAACGCGTCCAGAACCCGTCATCCGTTCACCATGGATAGGTCGAAACAGTGTCTAGACCTACAAGCACTTGACAGTGGCAGTGCCTCTCCACACAAGTGATACTCGAACAATGCCAAACAAAGAGAAAAAATATGCCCGAAGCCGACAAAGCGCCAAACGAAGCGCCTCTGCATGAACGCATTCGTCAGTTCCGCGAGGGCAAGGGCCTAACTCGTGATGATCTTGCCGAAATGATCGGCGTTACATCCATCACGCTATACCGATGGGAAACTGGGAGCACTAGACCTTCTCCGCTGGCAGCAGAAAAACTCTCGAGCCTTGGTGTTGCGCACATAGCTCCGGGCGATACGAACGTCTTATCTGTACCACGACTCAAGAAGATCACACGGGGGACGTCCAAGAACGTCGCTGCCAACGATCTACAATTGGAATCAACCCGCGAATTGCATGTGCAGAACGAACCACAGAGGTGGTCCTGCTTTTTCGACCAGAATGCAGCCCAGTTAAGGTGGATCAGGGTTTCACATCAGGCTGCCATTTTCATGGGTTCCGTTTTGCTGGCATGGACCTCGTCGGGGGTCAAGATGCCATGGGTCGAGTGGGGCCGCTCGGCGTTGTAATAGGCCAGCCATCGGCCGATACCCTCCCGGGCTTGTGACCCGGTCTCGAAGGCACGCAGGTAGACGCATTCGTATTTCAACGACCGCCACAACCGCTCGATCATGCGATTATCGATCCAGCGGCCTTTGCCATCCATCGATATCTTCACCTTGGCCTCTTTCAGTTCATCGATCCAGTCGCTGCTGGTGAACTGCGATCCCTGATCGGTGTTGAAGATCTCCGGCGGGTCATATTTGGCCAGCGCCTCTTTCAGCGCCGCGACACAGAAGTCTGCCTCCAAGGTATTCGACAGCCGCCAGGCCAGCACCTTGCGGCTATACCAGTCCATGATCGCCACCAGATACAGGAACCCCCGCTCCATCCGGATATAGGTGATGTCGGCGCACCAGACCTGGTTGGGCCGGTTGATCGCCAGCCCCTTGAGCAGGTAGGGATAGATCTTGTGCGCCGGGTGCTTCTTGCTGGTGTTGGGCTCCTGGTAGATCGGCACCAACCGCATCAGGCGCATCAGTCGACGCACACGATGGCGGCCACATTTGTGACCCTGCCGCTTCATGTGCCGCGCCATCTGGCGAGAGCCATACCATGGGGTCTCCAGGAACTGCTTGTCGATGATCTCCATGAAGGCCAGGTTCTCAGCGCTCTCCCCCTTGGGCCGGTAATACAGCGTCGAGCGCGACAGTTGCAGCAGCCTGCATTGCCGCCGCTGGCTCAGCTCATGATCCTTGCTCACCATTTTTTGCCTCGCGTCCCGAGCAGCTGATCGTCTGCCCTGCGCCTCGGACCGGTGGCGGCTTGCAGGGCAGACCATTCGCTAAAAAATCCCGTTCCACCACCAACTGCCCGATCTTCGAATGCAGCTTCTCGATCTCTGCCTCATTCCCCTTCCCGGGATCAGCGCCCCGCCGGGTGAACGCCGTGGCCATGTTCTCGATCGCCGCCCGCTTCCACGTGCTGATCTGGTTCGGATGCACGCCATACTTCTTCGACAGCTCGGCCAGCGTCATCTCTTCTCGGATCGCTTCAAGCGCGACCTTCGCCTTGAACTCAGGCGTATGCGTCTTTCTCTTTGTCATTGCGGATCGTCTCTTTCATCATACGATCCACCTTAACAACTGGTCCGAATTTCTGCGACCACCTCT